CAAGTTGCACCTGTTTGGAATAAATTACAGGACTAAAATTACCGTTAGGTAGGTTTCCATGTCCTGCTGCTGCTGCGAATGCCATAGTAATTCTCCTTTCAACAGCGGTCAGATGCTAACTTACAACTTTCTTTAGAGGCTAATTAAAATAGGTGCGTGTCAAATACATTTGGCCTAACGTATTATTAACGGGCTATTCGCTTTAGGTAAGTCTTACGGATAGAATTGTAGTTGCTAATGTGTATATAACTACACTAAATAGTGGGTAGACTATTGTGGCCACATATTTTGATATAGTTATATACGGTTTACTTTTAATGTCAACTATTTTAACGAGCAGATCCAGAAAGATCATATACAAACTTTCCTGAACGGATAGCTTCCATAATTGCTTCTTGGTTCTTTTCATATTGAACAGCAGACATCTTCTGTACATCAGACTCTCGAATGACGCCTGAAGAATCTTCGGCTGTAGGCCGATTACGGGAGGCTTTGGTATCTACCATTTCTGCTGCGTCACCTGAACGCTTTTTCTTTTTAGTGGTAATACCTCTATCAGCCTTATACAAATCTATAGCTCTTGCTGCTGATTGAGCATCATTGTCGTTGTCATACAATGCCTGTTGTATCCAACGCGGCTGCTCTTCAGCCCAACTATGAAAGTCATCGTCTTGACGAATGTCTTCAAAGTCTGGATGTAGCTGTAGTAATATTGTTTCTGCTTTCTGACGCTCTGCGTCTTCTTGCATTTTGTTAATTTTAGTTACGCGCTCTTCAAGTTCTGTTGATTGTTCACGCGCCTTCTTAATAGCTATAGTCTCAACGATAGCGGCAACATCTGGATATTTTTGCATCCATTCGCCTATCTCATCGTCAGACTTCGGAAGTTTAATTTCTTTTTTAGTTGCAGCAGAAAGCTGTTCTTTCAATTCATCAATTTGATTTTGGAAATCTTCTTGCTGCTTTTGTGAATGCCTACGTAAATCACCATAGCGTTTCTTAAATGATTTTTCTTCTGCGCCTTCTGGTTCTGCTTCTTGTTCTATCTCTTCTTCGTTAGTTTCGCCCCTTTGTACACGGAGCATTTCTTCTAGTTCTTCTTCGTCTTTTTTTACACGCTCTGCATTTGAATATGGTCGAGATACAAATGCTTTCTTTTCTACTGGTTGTACGTTTTCTAATTCAGCCATTTTTTCCACTTGGTCTGGGGCCACCGTAGCCTACAATGTAGGGGGATGAGTAGCCAGTTAATCAGTCAGTTATAGTGTGACTGTCCACTTACCGGCTTGCTAAACTACGCCGTTTCTTTTTCTTTTTGTATTTACGCTTTTTTACAAAGCCACCCTGTTTATACTCTGAGCCATCTTCTGCACCTGCACCAGAAGATTCAGGACCACCATCATCAGAATTGCTACTGTCTCCGTCGTTACCGCCCGGATCACCAACACTTTCTGGGCCACCACCCTGTCCGTCGTAACCGCCGCCATAGCCGCCCGGATCTGCGTCACCACCTGACGGTCCTGTTGGTCCTCCATGTTCTGCATCACCATCGTTTTGTTGAACATTTGGGTCAGATATATTAGGATCAGTACCTAAACCAAATTCATACCCAAATGAATCTTGAAAAGTACCAAAGTCTCCATATGCAACTGAACCAATATTACCCGGATCTTCTTGACCACCATCACCAGAAAAATCTTCAGTGCGTTTGGTAGGTGCTACAACAGAATCCGATACCCTACCGGCTGCAAGTTCTCTATAAGATCTTAGCTCAAAGGCACTATCAATTTCAATCCAGTCTTCATCAACTTCTTGTTGGGGTAATCCCTGCATGTAAAATACTTGATGTACATTTCCTGTTGGGTCCATATAAAACTTAGCTTCAAACTGACCCATACCTGTACTACCAACAAATTGACCAAGACCCTGCGGCGTTGGTAAAGTAGCTTCTCGTCCCATATCCGGTAAAATAGTTGTACCTATAGCTGGTTGTGCAGAAGCAGGCGTTGCAGTACCAATCATTTGCGGTGTAGATGTAGTCATCATACCGCCTTCTGCGTACTCTTTAACTAAAGCACCAGACTTAGCTTCTATCTCTTCACTATCTTCATTTTCCATTTCATTTTCAATAACTTCAATATCTTCTATAGTAAAGGGTGGTCCGCCAGCATTAAAGATAGTATTATCGGGTAATGTTTGACCTTCTTCAGTACCAAACTGACCCATAGCTTCCATTTTTTTATAACCCATCTTAGCTTGGTCTCTAAGATTCATAAAGTACTCTACACCAAAATACCGTACTACGTCAGCAGGTACAACCATTTCACCTTCACTAAGCATAGCAGGTTGGTCATCACGAACTTCTTCTTTTGTACTTCCCAATGGAACATCGTTACCGGAAACTTCGTCTACTTCTCCACCTTCTTCAAATAGTTCCATTTGTTTTTCGTACATAGCTAATCCCTCTTAACTAAATTTTCTAAGGCTTTTATCTTTTGAAGGGCATGTATGTAGCCTTGCGCCCTGTGTAGTACTATGTTATTTTCTGCCTGTTCCAATACTTTATGTTGATATGCAATCAACTCATCTAAATATTCTTTTACATTAGCCCATAGGTGGGGGTTGCTGACCAGTGCCTTGAGACGCTCCGCCTTCTGCTGGTTGTTGTTCATTACCTGTAAATCCCTGTTCTTGTGGACCCGGTGCTATTCCAGTTCCTATATTACCACCGCCTGCGCCTGTTGGGTCTGCTGGATTAGCTCCTGCTGGAGCGCCCTGCTGCGGTGGAGGTGGCTGCGTAGCTTGCCATGCTTTCATCATCTCTGCCTGAATAGCGGCGTCACCCATATTGTTGACAACCTTTTCAGGATCAAGATCAAGCGATCTAGCAATTTCTGTAATAATATAGTCCATTTTTGCAAAAGGTGCAAGTGCTGGATTACTAGTAACTTGAATAAATTGCATCAGGCGTTGACTACGTACTTCATTAGCCATTAAGCTTTCAGTACCACGAGCCTTAACTTCCAGATCACCTTTAATATCTTTATCAAAAGAAAACTGCATATTAAACTGAAACAAGCCATCGCCTAATGGTTTTAGTAAATAGTCATCTACGTTTTTGATAACACTTTTGATACTACCAGCTGCTGCACCCATAAGCATACTAATGCCACTAGCCGTTCGGCCAACGCCAGTAACTCCTGTTTGTCCATGTGCAAATGAAGGGAAACCTGTGCTTTCGTCAGCAAGTTGCCGAGCCTTATCAAATAATTGTAAATTTTCTCCAGCAACATTTGGAAACTTAGTACCAAATATAGCTTGACCGGGCGCACCACCCTGACGACGAAACACTTTACCCGGATAGACACTAAGGTCTTGACCCGGTACTAAGTTCGTTTCATCAACTTCAATAAGTAGATTACCAGACAAAACAGCATTATCTACCGCCATTCTCATAAAACCATTCATAAGAATCTGCGTGTCTTCCATATTCTCTGCAATGCCTACACCAAAGAAGCTATATGGATTTAGCTCATAGGGTGCAGCCATATACGGAATACGTACAGGTTTGAATGGATTAATTACAAGACGAATAACTTGACCGTTGACAGTCCAGATGTTTGCCTGAACTTGATCGTGATCTGCGTATTCTTCTGGAATATCTATGTCTTCATCTTCAAGAAGCTCTGTATCAATAACGCCCCAATACTCTAATACTTCAAAGCGATCAATGTCATGTGTCTGTTCGTAATCAGCAAGATCGTCTTCCCACCATTCTTTATTATAGTCTTCGCCTTGATCAATGCATTGGTCAATAACATTACCCCTAAAGAAAGGCCGCTTCTTTAGATTACGTAACTGACTACGGCTCATCTTGTGCCGCTCTACTACGTATTGTGCTTCTTCCATATTGTTAGCGTCAGGATCTGGATAGAAGTTCCAAACACTTACATGGCCAATCTGCGGTACTGTTTTAATTGTAGGATTGTATGCACCTTCGTCGTCCCAATTAGCGTACTCTTTATTTACAGCAAATGGCCCCTTCAATACACCCGTACCGAATAAAGCCATTTCAAATGAAGTGCTACGAAGATGTTTTGATGCATTACATTCGTCTAACTGATCTATAATCTTTTTCTGCATTTTCTTTGCAGCGACCATAGCAGGATGAAATGTTACAGCAGAAGGTACTGTACCCGGACCTTTTGTAAGACCCTTAACGTCACTTAGCTTTTCTTCCATACCAGCAAGCATAAGTGTACGCTCTGTAGCACCGGCAGGCAAATCTGCGCCGTCACCAGCAAAACCATACGGACTTGCTTCTTGTATAGGGCCAGTATCTTCTCTTAATTCTTCCGGTAAAGTAGGATCAAAGTGTACTGTGTCTTCTACACCTTCTGGCAATACAGTAGGATCAATAGTAATAGGAAAGCGCTGACTACCAAATAGTACATCAACAATTTGACCATAAGCAGCCAGAGTTTTGGTTTTTGTGATTTTGATGAAAACACGAGATTTTTCCGTTTCCATAAATTGTACGTCAGGCCCATAGATACCGCGATAGTTACGGTAAGACTTTAGCCACCGTTGCTCTTCTGTAAAGCGATATGTCTTTGCTTTTTCGTACTTATCATTAATGTATCGAAGTATAGGCGTATAACCATAGTCCCAATCTTCTGCGCTAGCTACATCTTCTGCTGCTACGCCCATTTGTTCAATTAGGTTTTCGTCTTCTTCGATAGCCATTTATACTTCCTTTAATAACCAAACACAGAGTCAGCGGGTCTATGTGAATTACGCGGTGTATTAGGATCATAGTCAAAGATACTAAATCTTGGTCTAGACATTATACCGTAACGTAAAGCATCATACAAGTGGTCTTCTGCGTTAGTGTCTATATCTTCAGGGTTCTTTTTATCAATAGGTAGTGCAGGTAACTGAGTAACTATGTTTGTACAATTATTAAAAAACACTAAACGTGGTTCTTCAGTAAACTCATCTATTTGTAATCTTCTATGTATTTCGTTTTTACCTGCTACTCTACTACCTTTACTTCTATCTGACGGTCTCCACCTGCAACCTTTACTAATCATTTGCTCTGCTAGACTTGGTCCTGTGTCGCCCCGCTTATGCCACAAAGAACTGTCTAGTACACCGTATTTAATATTACCGTCTTCCGCTTCTAAATCTAATACCATATCCGCTAAATCTGTAGCTAATACTTTTGATACATACAACTCTCTATAAACTATTAATTGTTCGTCTGGGCTTACAGCAAACCAAACAACGCCACTATAAGATCCGTACCCATAGTCACAGGCCCGAAATTTAACCCAATTACTTGGTATATCAAAAGGCTCAACAACGTGAACATTACGGTCAAACTCGGTAAAGGCAGCGCCTTCTTTAATGTCCCAGTCGCCGTCTAATAATTGTCTTTTCTGTTGATCTGGCAATGACAGTAGCATTGCTTCGTAGTCGCCACTGTCTGCTAGATACGGATTATCTACAAGTCTTGCCGGTATAAACCTGCGTTTAAATAAAGGTTTACCTGCTTTAATATGCCCAGCAGGATATTTCAGTTCTTCTCCCGTTTCAATGTTTGTGGCATTAAAACGTGAGTTAGGTGGTGATGGATCAATAAACATCTTCTTGACCCAATGATGACCTCTACCGCCCGGATTGGTAGTGGCTCTCATGTACACCGGTAAATCAGGAGCAGTGGACCGTAGACGAGATCGCATATAATCCCATGCATATGGGGTTGCCCATTGTGTCAACTCGTCAAAGCCTATCCAGCTAAACGCTAGACCCTGATAACGCAGCACGTCTTCATCTCTATCCAGATAAGACATCCATAACCGCGCACCGGATGGCGCAGTCCACTGCATCTTGCGTTCGGACCATTTAATGCCCGTTACAGCTTTTGGATACAACTCCTGAGACTTGAAGATAAGTTCTCTCAGTTCTTCAGTTGTATGTCGTAAAAGCAATCCACTAAACTGCGGATGTTCAAAGTAACGCACTGGGTCAGCAAGCATAGCAAAAGATTTACCGCCGCCTGCTGCACCTCCATATAACACCTCTCGTTCAGGTGCCTCTAAAAACTCTGACTGTGGCCCAGCATTAGGAACAAATACTGCATTCTTTTCTACAGGATCTGGTTCTTTATACGCTACAGAAGACTCAAGCTTGTCTGGGTTCTTCAGTAGCTCCGCCGCATGAAGTGTCGGTTCTGGAGTCGAGTCTTTCTTTTTCGAGTTCTTCCGCTTTGGTAAGCGCCTCTTCGACATACGCTGCCCATCTGCGGAGGACATTAGCTTTGTTCTTACGCTTTCGCTCATTTCTCACCCGCTTCATTAAACCTACGTGAGATATGTAACGTCCCGTTCTTGTGCTTAACCAATTTGATACTTCTCTGTATGAGTATGTCTTTAAATGTTTCTTAGCTTCCGCTAAAGCATCTAACTCTGTTTCAATCGGTAGTAATACTTTGTCGTCGTCTTCGTCTACTTCGTAACCAAATGGTATTGTTCTAGCTATTCTCGGTAAAGGTATCCACTCTCCGTCTTCTTTAACGTCTAATGGTTGTGGTAGTTTCCATTTTCCTGTACTTCTATTTAATAGCTTAGTCGTCATCGTCCTCTATCACTGCTTTAGGTGGTAGTATAAACACACCACCAGAACTTTCAACCTGCATTTTTTCTGATTTGATAATACCACTACGGTCTAAAAGATCTTTAGCCGCATTAAGTTTATCACGAATACCCAACTCTGTAGGGTCATCAATGCCAGCAATAATAGCATAAGCAGCTTTAGGCGCATTATGTGCCATAAAGTTTTTAGTGGCTTCAATAATTTCGTCTTTAATGCCAGCCGTAATTTCCGATAGTTGTGTATTATCAGAATATCCAGCAAGTCTTTTTGCAGCGTACAGATCACCTCTCGCTTCCCCAAACAGTACAGAGATAAAAGCTTGTTGCTTTTCTGTTAACTGTTTACTCATTTCTTAGTGCCTTTAGTATGCTTCTGGCTTTTTGGAGGGCTTTTCTTGCTACCGCCTGCACCTGCCCAAAAAAATTTATCAGCCCAGTAGGCAGCAGAGGTTTTACCTTTTGATATATTTTTTGCATGGCGAGCTTTAAAAGACTTACGAGCTTCCGCAGAATAATTATGACCCATCTTTTGATCGCCAAAGCGAATGATTTTAATTTTTCCATCATCGTCCCTTACCGCAACTATGCCTTTTTTTGTAGAATGATCGGGTGTTCTCTTAGGTTTATTTAAACCTGACAACCCGTAGCGCTTTAGTTTTGCGCGATCAGCTTCAGATAAGCTCATTAAATTCTCCTAATTATACTCAAGTTTTTTATATTGTCAACTATTTTCTAAAGAACTTAGTGGCTCCTCTAATGCCGAAGCTGGCTGCAACTACGCAGCCTAATGAGTACTGATACCATTCTGGCATAGCTTCAAGCTGCCTAAATCCATTCTGTACTATGTCTTCCATACCGGGTACAAAAGCTAGTATCATTGGAATACTAAAGATAATGGTAAGGTATTCGTCCTTCCAACTACCTTTAGTACCTTCCGCCATAATGCGTTCCCAGCCACTTTCGTGCGTAGCTGCTTCCACCATTACTTTGGCTTTAGCTTCAGCTTCTGCTACCTTTACGGCAGTCTTAGCTTTCTTTTCCTGTACACGGCCTTCTAGCCATGTGCCAGCTAAACCGGCTATCGGTCCTATTAATGATCCAATCAAGACTGTATCTCCGGTTCATAGTCAAACTTAACGCCCTGACAAGAAGCTGCCCACGCTTTTATTTCTTTTTCTTTTAGCTTCTCTTCCATAGCAAGATATACGTATTCTTCTGGTGGACATTTCTCTACTACATGCACAGAAGGCTTTACGCTGCCGTCATTGTGCAGCACAAACAACATAAATACTAATTTAACTAGACTTTCTGTCACTGGTCTTTTTAGTGTCTTTCTCGACACTACCTAAGAATAAACCAAACGCACCAGTCAATGCACCAGTCATAACACTCAACAAGCCAGCCTGCTCAAGCGTAGGTGCCGGTAACGCCATAAACCATTCAATAACACGAAAGTTCATAATGATTAAAGCAATCATCATTAAACGCGGTATAATCCGCCAGTCGTCTAGCTGTTCAGGTTTCATCGTTTGCCCTGCCCCCTTAACGGTTTGCTATTGTACTGTCTAGAATGTACATTAGGCCGTTTAGCGTGACGGCCCGGTCTTCTAGTACGTTTATGAAACTGATCTGTCTTGTCTTCTTTAAATGACGCTAACTTACTCTTTGCCATTATACACGGTACTTTCTTGTTTTATCACGTATAGACTTAGGTTGAGCAACATGCTGCGTTTTACCCTTACGTTTTGCGGCGGTTGTACGTGCGTACTCTGAAGAACTAAGTGCCTTTATAGCTTTTGCTGGAAGATAGCGCTCACCGGTCTTGCTAGAAGGTTTACCGGACTTTGTACGCCAGTCTTGCTTAGTCCACTTTTTTAGACTCTCTTGTGACTTCTTTAGTGCCATTATCTACAACGTCCCGTATTACAAGCTGCTTAATATATTTAGCACCTATAATCTCTACTATGGTTTGATAACTAGACTTGATGTCTTGCTGCTGTAATTGCATGACTTTCTGTGCGTCTATAAGCTTAATTACAATAGCTTCTAGTCTTTTATGCTTTTCGTCTAAGTTTTCAGCTAGTTCTTTTTGTATCCAGTTATTCTGTTTCCATATAAAGTAACCAAATGCTATGGTCATTGTTACAGGTATACCGAATGTCTCCAGTAGATTTATGATGTCCACTCGTATTCTCTCCTGATACAAATAGATTATTTATAGCCGCCTCCCGCTTTCTTGTATTCACTAGCTAAGAGTTGCGCTTTTCTAGCAGACCACTGACCAGCCTTACCACCTTTTGTACCAGCTTTGATCTTTTCAAAAAGCCGTTTACGCATAGTAGGCTTAGTATAATTACCAGCTTCATTTACTTTGGATTTTGCTTTAGCTTTAGGCATTAGGCACCTGTAAAGGTATATTGTGCAGGTTCTTCTTCTACTGACACTAGAATATCAAATGCCGATGGAGATCCTGCACTATAAGCTACAATCTTGTCACCAGCGTGCATAAAGAAATAGCCACCATTGACTAAGTTAAGAATACTTTTACCGGCTAATCCTGTATCTCTCATAATATAATGATACACATTTTCTTCTTGATGATAAAACTGCACACTACAGTTTTGTGTGGAATTATCACTATTGCTTATATGCAAATACCGTACAGTACCATTATAGTTAGGTGGGCAAGTGTATATAACATTAGCACTTGCACCACCAGTTGTAGCTGACAGAGTGTAACCTTGAGTGTGGTATTTATAGACTGTACGTTCAGGCATTAGTCTTACCTAAAAAGACCACCTTTACGATAGTCTTTTTTACTAAAGCGATTTTGCATCTGACCGCCCATGTTCATTTTCTTAGGCTTCTTCGTACCACCTTTGTAGTTTCTTAGAACACCTTCTGCGTCTCGTGTAGGCGCACCATATTCACGGGGGTCCATTTTATTACTGTCAAACTTTCCTTCAAAGCCTTTAAACTCTTTAGCTTTAGTCTGAGCTTTAGTCTCAGTTTTAGCTGAAGCCTTCCTTCTTGTCATAGCTTCTGTAAGTTTGCTTTCCATAGCAGCCTGATTCATTCGACTTAGTTCTGCTGGAGGTGGCAAAGCTTTTGAAATCTCACTAGCTTTAGGAGAATTGGGTCCACCTTTTTTTGCCATATCCATAGCTTTGTTACGTGCGCGTTCATACGCACCAATCGCGTCACCGTCTAGTAATTTTACTTTAGCCCGGTTAATAATTTTCTGTGCTTCGTTAGTAGCACTTCTAATACCTTTATCGGAGATTTCTCCTTTAAAACCTAACTCTGCTAGAGTCTTTCGTATTTTACCTTTTGATAATTTACCAGCCATAATAGTATTTACCCTTTCGTTTTACTTTTAGTTTTAGGCTTTTGTTTAACCATTTTCTTTTTATTAACGGCGGCACCTTTACTTGCCGTTATACGTAACTTTGATCGTCCTGTTACAGACGGTTTAATGTCTTTTACTTTACCCTCTAAAAATGCTTGATAGCCACTGGGTGACATAATGTCACGAAGCTGTCTAGATATTCCAGCAACGCTATAAGTTTCTCCACCGACTCTAACGGTGCTAAGTCCCTTTTGTCTCGCATTATATATACTATCTATAACAGCGCCAGTAAGCTGCTTACGCTGCATCTTAGGCTGTGCTGCCTTACCTAACATAGTATTGTTGTTCGGAGTTTTAGCCATAACTTAGGCTTTTAAATTATTACGAGTATTACGTACCATGCCTTTGTCTTTACGCATGTCTATGTTACCTGTACGTTGATTAGGCGCACATACATAACCACCGTCTTCATACTGATTAATGACAACGCTGTGCGGTTTACGCGGTACGTCAGTAGGTTCTTTACGGGGATTTCTGGGTACTCGTTCCATAGGATTGCCACCAGCTTCGTTTACGTCACCAATGGTTACACCGGGCGGTAAAGGTTTACGTGCCATTATTAAATTCCTCTAAGGCTTCTTCAATCTCTGACAGCTTAAATGTTTTACCCGTGCGCTCTTGTAAAGCAGCACGGATATAATGCACGTCAGAATGATACAGATGTAAGCTACGTAAGTTATCTGATACGATAGCTTGATAGAAACTATCTAGAATATTAGTTTCTGGACATAGTTTTACGGATTTGTTTTTCATTGTCAATACGGATATGGGATTTATTTATTATATGTACAGATATATACTGTACTCAGCGTTATAACATTTAATGTTTAAGTATTATTAAGTTAATAAATTATAAATGTTTTAACATTAGTGTTGTAACACTGTCCTAAGTTTCTATAATTATACCCGATTTACCCCGCCGTGTCAATCGGTATCGTAAAATAAATATAAACTGTTGCATAAAAGACACACATATAAGGTACACAAACTCAATACTGTTGCACAAATGCAACACTTTCCAGCTTTATATAACAGCGCTTAAATACATAAGTGGTTAACAGTATAAAAAACCTGATCTGTGTAGGGGTACATACACAATAACGTCACACCCGGGGGTGGCCCATGCCCGTCCCCTCTCTCATAT